CGTTCCTTAGCTTGATGATGTTGTTGGTAGTGTCAACCCAGATCATGTAGCCAAACGTGGTTGCTGGCTCAGACGTTCCGCTGTTCTGGGTGACGATTGCCTGCAGGACATCATTGATGTCTTGACGTACCGCCGCACCCGTTCCGTTCGCAATATCAAAATCTGGATGCTGTGGCATGACTTAGCCCGCTACGGACAACATTCCCTGCATCTTAAACGCCCCTGCCAAATCCCACAGCCGTGTAAGTAAAGGTCCGATCTACGTTGCTACCACCTGAATCCAGCACATCAAGATCAAAACCAGTGGCCGACACATTGCTGATGTTGACCCGTTCGCCTGCGCCAAGGTTCTGCACCGTGATGCCAACGCTCGGCAAGAAATTGTTCAAGTTGCCCAGCGCCGACGTACCAACGAAGAAGGCGTTGTCAAAAGTCACCGACTTAGTGCTGGTGCCTGATGCGATGGGCTGTCCCGTCTCCTCCCTGCGCTGGAAGCTGGTTTCATATCCCAGCTGATCAACCAAGATGTTTTGGGCAATGTCAGCACTGGTCAGCTCAGCCTTGAACTGGAACGCACGGCCCTTAAACGTGCCAGCGACAAACTCCTGCCAGGCCGTATAAGTCGGGGAGCCTGAAGGGTCGTCGTCTGTCCTTCGCATATAGAGCTTGGCATTGACAGCATCAGACTCTGCGCCATCAAAGTCGCTCCAAGTATTGATAAGTGCAGTGCGGGCGTCGATCGTATCGTTAGGGAAGAATGCTCGCGTTACGAACCGTCGCTCCAGATCAAGCGCAAACGCTGCACCAAGATCCAAGGTGTTGGCGAATTCGTATTCAGCGGTGCCAACGATGTCCCCTAAGAAGTCAAAGGACGTGATGGAATTAAAGTCTGCAACGTCGTTTAGGGTGCCACCCCCGCCAATCACTAGGGCATCAAGGTCGTCGCTATAGAAGCAATCAGTTTTTGCCCCCTGGAACGGTGGGGTGTCTTGGTCTTCTCTGCGGGTTTGGACTGTGATCCTGCCAACAGCATCAGGGAAGTCCACCAAAACGCTGGTGGCATTGGTGCTCTTGTTCCCTAGGTCATCCTCAAACTTGACGAGAATTTCGCCTTCAACCAACGGCACGATGGCTTCCGTTGAGTTGCCCGCAACAGCAGGGATCAGGTCAACAGAGTTAGGCCAGGTGCCCGTTCCGTCGGTCAAGCTGCTGTGCTTGATGTGAACAAGACCATTCACCTTCACGTCAAGATCAACCGTCTGATCCCAGCGCAGGCGAGCACTGTTTGCGCTGATGGGCTCGATCGAAAGATTTTGAACATCGCCCGGAACCTCTGTTTTTCCAAGCAGCTCAAAACTTGCCTTTGCAATTCGGCTCTGCTTGCCGGTAAAGTTACGCGCAACAATTTCAAGTTCTAATGTTCCAGCCTTTAACGACCTGAGCGTTGCAGAGGTTGCGCTTGGGTTGAGAACTACATAATTGTCATTGCCTAGCCTGTATTTGACAATATAATCAGTAGTATTTAAGCGATCGTGATTCCAGCTAAGATCAAAGCCAGTGTGAACGGTTTGCCCCTCCTGATAGAGAAACTCTGCACCGGTAATGCCTTCGACAGCATTTGGAGTTTCCGATAGGTTTGTAATGTCTCTGTCAGTAAATTTCAGATCTTGTTCAACTGCTGCGTAGATGCTTTCGTTGTATTCAATAGCCGTTACTGCAAAGGTTGAGTCATCTGATTCAGCAACGCTCAAAATCCTAAACTGATTTGACTGGACATCTGTTGTTTGAATCAGATAAACAGATTGCGCTTTCGGAGCTTGCGAAAAATCTTCGCTAACAGTGATCACCCGGTCGCTGATTGCGCTGATCGTCCGTGTTTCCACCAAACCGTCAGGCATCATCGCCGCGATAGTTGGTGAGCTTGCCAGGTTCACACTTAAATTTGTACTGCTATCAACAGTGATAGTGCTGGTTGTCGCGGAGCTAATCCGACCGCTGCGCCTAGTGCCAGCCTTGACCGGATCTGCGATGTCTACAACAACGCCAGGCCTAAGCACTAAACCGCTGTCTGCTGCAACGGCGAAAGTGACAGTTTGAGTCAGTTTTGCCTCGGTGAGCAAAATCCATTTACCGAGTCTGTGCGCTTGCCCCTGGGAATAACAACCGATAGCACGCACGTCTTTATTGACGACTCCATATTTTGCAACTTGATCCTGCAACTCTACATATTCAAACGCCACCTCCCCTAATTGTTCATAGCTTTGATAGGCAACAGTAGCGCAGGTGTGCCGGGTCTTTAACGCAGAACCCGCATAAACAAAATCGCCACCAATTACGTTGCTCGGGCCTAATTGATACCGAGAGTCCGTTGGCTTGTCTTGATTAAGAACTAAGGTGCCAGCCCCGTAGAAAGCAATTCCTCTAAACAAGCTGCTTAGCTCTTGAATCGCGTTGTAAACCTCCTTGCGAGTATTGATGACCATGTTGCAGGAGAATCTAGGCTCCTCCCCGCCTCTGCCATCAGGAACTAAGGCGTTGCAATATGTCGAGACGTTGTAGAAATCAAAGACATCTAAACTCGCCTCAGGGATGCCCGCCCCCCAGCGGGTGTCCGTCAACAATGCGTAAAGCAGCCAGGCCGGGTCATTAGTCCAGGTTGCAGCGCCCAACGTGCCATTGAACAACCCGCTATATGTAATCCTGCCGATATGTGTTGTTGTGTCTACAGTCGCGTTGTGCGGGATCTTGACTTTGACTCCTCGAATCAAAAACTTACGATTAGGAATCCTTGAAAACTGTCTAGAGTCAAGCTTCAAAAAAGACAGCGCAGTGTTCGGATAGCGCAGCTTCTCGTCAATAATTTCTGTATAGCTTGACCAGTTAGTTGCGTTCGATAGACGTTGTGATGTTGAGTCATCTGTTACACGCTCAACCCTGATATCAACCGGAAACCCTCTTGCAGCTATAAGAGGAATCATGTAGTCCCTCTGGTAAGAACTACTGGATTTGCCCCTAATAGTATCATTTACGATAAGTTCAAAGCCGCCACTATTGTGTTGACGGAGAATTTTTATTTGAACACTTGTTCCTCTAATATCGCCGTCCTCTTCTACGTTTTGAAGGGCAGGAATTTGCAGTGTTACTCGAACACGATCAACCTCAGTATCTGTTATCTGCCTTGTAATTGGCGTTGCTTTGACAACCGCAAGGCCTACATTTTTTTCACTCTCTACCCCTGCCCGGTCTGAAATGTATGACTGTGCCTGAGTGCCGTCCCTAGTAGTGAGGGTGTAGCCGGTGAAGTTATCGCGCCCCGCAGCATCTTGAAGGGGAGTCCCGTCTAGATAGACACCCTTAGCACCGCCTTCAATCCCTTCAATTTCACCTTCGCTGATTGCATCTAGAACTGATGCAAACTGCACCGATGACAGCGAATCATCTTCCTCTACAGGGACTCGTGGTGAGCCGCCACCACCGCCACCCTTGCCAGCCCCACGGATAACAACCATCAGATAACGTCCAGACCGCTGGAGATAACCACGCTGCCAGCGTAGGCGCGACCAAGGACAACAGGAACAGGGATCCCCTGCCTAGAGATATTCACAATCCCGCTGAAGGTGAAGGACTCCAGCTGCTCCGCTTCTTTTCTTTGCTGTGGCACTGGGGTAGGTGAAATCATGTCAGCCACCCCGCCTAAAACCAAGCCAGCACCGACGGCGCTTAAGCCAACACCGATCGTGGTTGCAATGCCTGCACCTGCAAGACCAGCCGCACCTGTAGCACCTATTGCTTGCACGCCAAACAAACCAGCGCCAGGGAACAGAAACGAAGCACCGATCAAACCAACACCCAACAAGATCCGGCTAAAGCTGCTGCCTGCACCTGCAATCGCTGGCGCGATGCTGAACACCTCGCGCTCACCAAACGGCAAGGCCAGATCCCCAAAGTTCTCCTCACCGATGTGCTGACGGCCAACCATCATTCGATAGCTCACGCCGTCTTTTTCAGAATCCAGAATGAACCGCTCCAACTGCGGGAAGTTGATCAGCAACGCCTTAAACGCTTGGGCCGGTGTGCTGACGTTCAGCTCGAAGCGGCATTGCCCCAGCAGCTCGCGAAGCTTGCCATAGACCTTAACGACCTTCATGCCTGTAGCCGCTAACCGTGTTGTTTGCATAGTATCCCCTGCCGTAGACATCGCGAGAAGACAGGCGATTCTGAATGTGATGCAGGATGATTTGATCGCCCAAGTAAATCGCCGCGTGGTTCGGCAACGGGGAAACAAGCTGCATCAGGATTAGGTCACCCGGCTGCACATCATCAACAGGGATAGGGCGAAACCCTTCATTCGGCAGGTTGTCTACATACATGTTCTCTCCACGCAGCCAGAAGCCATCCCGGCGGTCGTAGTCATGCAGGGCGATTCCATACTCCCGCTGGTAGTAATCGCGAACCAAGGTCCAACAATCCACGATGCCAAACGAAAACTCACGGCCCACATAGGGCAGCTCAAAACCCTCGGGTTCGCAGTATCCCCATTGTTCGGTCAATGGGTTGACGATATACCAGGGCAACCCTGACTTTTCACATGCAACACGGTCAGCCTGTGATGGGGCCGGGTTTGACTTCGGATGTGAATGAACGACGGCGACCACTTCGCCTAGATCCTCTGCCGCTGCATAGTCCAGCGGGTCAATGATGAAGTACTCATCAGGAGTTTCTGCCAAGTTCTTACAAGGCCGATAACGCTTCCTGCCCTTGACCACGATGATCAGGCCGCAACATTCATTCGGGTAGCTGTCAACCGAATGAACAAGGATCTGTTTTTTAATCGTCGGTGGCAGACTCATTGCGTCAAGCCAACACCAGGGAATGAACCAAAGGGAAGCTCACCTGCTGAGCCGAACCGCAGCTTGCAGGAACTCAGCCGCTTGCCGCAGACATCATCCGCGAGGGTTGCAGCAGTGTTGTCGTTGATGTCGAAATAATTGCTGCCGGTGTAGCTGCATTCGCTGCTGCGGTACTCCCACTGACAAACGTTGGCGATACATTGCCGCTTTGGGATCTTCTGTCCGGCTAGGTCAAACTTGCTGGCAAGCTCAAAGACAACAGCCTCACGACTCTCTGAGGTCTTCCTGTCGATGAAGTAACGCTCTTCAGGCATCGAAGCGTAAGGGTCTGCGTCTGAGTTACCGGCTGAGAAGTTGGCAGCGTCAAGAAACTTTTTCAGCGTCCTGATTCTCCTGACCTCTGCACCGGCTAGGTCGTTGCCGGTCGTGGTCGCGTTTACCAGAAGCAGGACTGTTGTGACGGAGCTGTCGGTGTTTGCGACGGTCAACGTCGGCCTAGGCAGCGTTCCCGTGTTTCTAAACTCAAAGCCCTCCGCCTGAATTGGAATCCTAAAATAGGTGTTGCCGTTCCAAACAATATTTCCCGTCACCTGTTCGTTGACGCCTGAATGCCAGCGGTAAACATCGGTGCTGCCGTGCAACGTGTTATCCAGGTGCAGCTCAAACATTTCAATGATTGCGCTTGGAGTTAGAACGCTTAGCTCTTCGTAAACGCTGCTGATCGCAGTCCAAACAACGGTGTTGTCGTTGACCGTGTTGCCAATATCTGTCGCCCACGAAGGCTCAGAGCTACCCGAAGTGCCAGCTGTCGTGCATTTGAAAACAAGGCCAGAGGCCTGCACAGTTGTGGCGCGTCGAATATCACCGATAGAAAATGCGGTGCTAGCGGCCCATGCTGCAACTGCCATTACGGTTCAAAGACTTGGCGGAATGTTGTTTGGATCGTGGCACGGTCTGGATAAGGAATCGACTTACTCCATTCCTCACAAACAAACTTGGATGCGCTTGACTCCCCAGGCGGCGTATAAGTGAAGTTGGCATTGTCAGCAGCACGGGCATCTAAGAACGCTTCAATCGTGTCCGACTCAGCTTCCGAAACGTTGAACTCCAAGTTGTAGATCTTCGGATTCTGGTTAAGG